GAGATGAGGAGGTTCTTAAGCTCCGGGACAGGCACATAATGTTTACGTGCATGTCCTTGATATCTTCTTAAGGTCATCCCTAAGAAGCGGAAGTCATACTTATCTTGTTCTGGAACAAAGGGGTAGAGATTCAGGGTGCCTTCCTTGAAAATCAAACCAAAGTTCCTGAGTACAGCCTCCTTGATCCGAACGAGGAAATTGGCCAGGTGTGCCATTTCGACGATCTTCTCGATCTCTTCATTGAAGCGATCCTCAATGAAGCCGACAATAGCTGCAGAAGCAACCTCATCGAATTTTGTGGTACCAGGAATACCACTAGCGAGACCATGAGTGAAGCGGTAGGTCAGAGCACCTTCCACCACCACGGGCCGGTCAAATGCCCGTTTAGTATTGAGGACCAATACAGAGGCCCACGTCTTATCCACTGTATCCCCAAAAACGGGTCTCCAGACAGCTCTAGCAACACGTCCCCACCTATTCGTGAGTGACATATCCATATGAGAGTAGTCTGGAGTCACTATATAAGTATGACCATCCTTGAGTACAAATACCCAAAGTTGGTCATCCCCATAGAAGGCTGCATAGAACCCGGGACCGTGCAACTTTTCTCTTGACACGATCCACTCGTAGATGCGATCTCCGCCTCCCGAGTTCCACGAAAATCCCACGGCTGATCCGTGTTTTCTGGTTAGGTCCTCGTCGAAACGCACAGCCTTCAACCTGCAATGTAAGAGAGAGTATAATATCCTCTCGTGATAAGGATAGATAAAGTAGGGTCTAACCTTGCGGTTAAGATTCTCCCTACGGTATTTATCAGTCTTATTCTTCAATAAGACAGCGAAGAGGGCAGGTCTACCTTCGACGAGCTTATCGACGAACGACCCATCTGCTATGCTGTTAAGCATAACATTAGCCATCTCCATTCCAAGATTGAAAGTGGGTATATCCCCTACCTTCTTGTAATATGGAACACCCATATTACTATTCTTGTTATAGTTGATGAGATGCTCTGTATCATCAACCACATCATCTACCCCTTTCCCGGCATATACATAATCAATATTATGATATGCTAGTACACGTGTACACCACGCTACACATCTCTCTGTGTCGATCCGAACGACCGGAGCCTCCGATAGTCCCTCGACTAGACGTGTTAGCAACCCAAGATGTGTGCCTGAAGAACCAAGATGTTGCATGGCTTCTTCTGCGGCATCAACGAACTCCTCAGCCTCTTCCTCCTTCAAGGGAGAAAGATCCACAAGCCTCAAGATGTTAATGAAATCACCGTCCCTTCTGTAATTGGCAAAAGTCAATTCATTGGTCGTGAAGTTCGCTAACATCTTAGACTTCTTTGATGTGGACCTATGATCCAACTTATCCCGCTGTATTGCCCCAATCGGCAACGCTACCCCCCTGATACGAAGCATCATATCTTTGATCTCAGGTTGGTCTACCTTACTCGAAATAGGAGGAACCCCAACGGGTTCCAACTTCTTCTGTCTGTCCGCTATAGTGCGATGCTTCGCACGAGGACTCCCGACAGGAGATGTAGCACGCGATGTGGGACGA